TATGATACCATGCCTGTCAAGCTGCGAAGACCTGCGCTCGGAATGAGCGTAGCGAAAGGAGAGCGCAGGTCTTCATTGGTCTGTTTGATGTGGGTTATTTTTATTCTAGCATTAATTTCTTGTTCTGCCACCATTTACCTTTGTAGGAGAACACGGAACACAGAAGTATTTGATTAGGTTCTTTCCTTCAGTCAGTTTCTGCTTTTCAAGTCCAAGAACGGCTCCTACACCTTCAAGTGATAAAGGAAGTCCCAATGTTGCAGCCCATATCATTGTGCAATGCCATGACACAGGATCAAGACAATATCCTTCAAGAGATACACCTAAATCTCTTAAATACCTGGATAAGCAGACCCTTTCAAACTGAGCATTGAAAGCCCACTTGATAACTGTATCATCAGTAAGTGCATTGATAATCTCTTCTGGTATTTTCTCGCCCATACACAAATCCACAACTTTTACTTCGCCACCATCAACAGAATAACCAAAGAGAAGAATCTCAAAATCATCACTCTCGGCATATCTGTAAACCCCAGACTTCTGCAGACTCACACTTGAAAATGTTTCTATATCAATACTGATTGATTTCACAATCTCACTTCCTTCCATAACAAAGCAGGTGGCAAGGATATCCTCCACCACCCGCTCGTTTTTATTCATTATCTTTCTTTTCTTCAGCTTTAGCAGCTTTCTTTTCTTTGTGTTTCTTCCATGAGTCACGGATAAGCCAGATGCCATTCATGATGGTACTGACAATACCGTAGATTCCCATTCCCATGAAGATATAGAAAAGAATAATCACATCAATCTGCTTTGCTAATTCATATAATTCGTTCATATCGTTTACCTCGTATTTTCGTATATTGCAGACGGTGGTATTTCACACCGCCTGCCAGAAAGGAATAGTTACATTAAGCTAAGAAATCGTCATCTTCCTCGGTGCTGAAATCATCAGTTGCAGAGCTGCGACCACCAAGAGATTCTCCATCTCTGATCTTCTGAATATTTCCAAGACCGCAGGCAATTCCCTTATTGCCATTAGAGTTGAATGCATAGAAGTTAAGAGATACTCTTGCATAGCAGCCACTGTACACTTCATCACGGTCAAGGATAGGTTTTACAGCCTTATCAACAATCTGAGGTGCTGTCTTACTGTTGGCATTAACAAACCAGTGTCCGGCATATGCCTCATCCTCACGCTCTGTATCACCATCACGAAGAGGAAGCTTGATAGCTGCCTTGTTAGGTTTCTTGCCACCGAACTTTGCAATACCTTCTTCAATAGCTGCATCAATTGCATCGTTGATAGCCTTTACTGTTTCCTTATCGTCCTTTGGAATAAGAACAGATACACTGTATCTTTCAGGACCGCCATTGATAGATGTAGGTTCCCATCCGTGGAAATAAGAAAGTCTTGTGTTCTTGCCTGTGATAACTTTTGTTTTACTTACATTCGCCATAATCGTTAATCCTCCATTTTAAATTCGTTTTTAGCGTCTGATATCTTCATTGCCTCTCTCTTATCCGAGTTTGGTACAAGAGTCGGCTTTCCGGGTGGTTTGATGATAAGGTCACCCAGTACCTTTTCAAATGTTGCTTTCCCCATCAGTTTCTGCATCTCAGTAAGAGTGATAAGACTCTGACGGTAAATGTCCTTATAGCCTGCCTCCTTGGCTGCCTCTGCTACTGCTGATTCGTCCTTATACTTACGAACTGAGCGACCTTCAACAACCTTGAATCCGTTCCACTCTTTGCCGTGGTTTACTGCAGATTCAGTAGCATAAGCCATAATTTCATTTGCCCACTTTGTAAGATCAGGAATTACCGATAAGATTTCTTCGATTTCCTCATCTGTAAGAAGTGGTGGAAGTTTGAATTCTTCCTGTACAAGTTTCAGTTTTTCTTCTGCTCTTGCTCTGCATCTGACTGCTGCCCTACAGAAGGTACACCACTCACCGGGACAGTATTCGCCTTCGCCATTCATGGCCATTTCAGCCTTTGGCTTTAATATTTCTTCTGCCCAGGTCTTGAGTTCATCAACTCTAATCGTCCAGGTACTCACATTCTCCCTGCGAGGCTGGAAGATGGACATCGATACTTCCTTGATGTCATATAAGCTGTCATAGATTGCAAGGGCACCGAGTGCATAGCATTTCATCTGTGGATTTTCATAAGCGTCTACCAGAACTCCCATGCCATATTTGAAATCAATGATGTGAATCTTATCATCTGAAACAATCACACAGTCTGCTGTACCGTAACCATCCAGGACATATTCGGAGAAGTCTACGTGTTGCTCTATCAGCACCAATGGATCCTTGCAATTTTGTTTTGCAATGTCAAGCTGTTCTAAGACAAAGTCCACATATGCATCTGTGTGTTCCTGCATTTCATCACTGTCATAGGATGATACAGGTCTTTTACTTCTTATGCGGAGCGCCCTCTTAAGCTTGTGTTCACATTGAGCGTGTGCAGCTGTCCCTTCTTCTGCTGCCTGGCTTGTCTTGTTCTCGAACTCTGACTCAAGGCTTGCACTAGGTGTACAGTTGAGCCATCTGTGAGAACTTGAAGGAGAAAGGAATGCGTGTTTACTCATTTCCAAGCACCTCCGCCTCTTTGATGATGTCTGCATAATTCTTAGGATCGATATCGGATAACTTGCTGCCACCGTATTTAGCAATCAATCCCTTTACTTCTGCTGTAAGACCGTTCTGGCTTTTTTCGGCAAGAACTCCTCTTACATCTTCTAATGTGTATACCTTGGCTTTTTCCTTCTTAGACTTTTCTACCTTTTCAGGAATCTGTGCTACAGGTGTTTCGCCTACTTCGATTCCCTTGATTTCTGTCAAGGCATCTGCAAATCCCTGAAGACTGTCTGCCAAAGCACGAACATTAGCAATTACATCAAGAACTGCGTCAAGTATTGATGTTACTTTGTTCATGGTCTACCTCCTTCCGTTGTTCTTGTGATAGCCAGTTCCTCGATTGCATCACCCGGAACAAGAATCACGATTTTCTGCTTTTTCCCGAAGAGCATACGCAGGAATCGTTCTCTCAAGCTGATGCTTTTACAAGAAACCATGCCGTTTCGTTGTGGCTTGTCAGAAACACTAATGTGAATATTATGTTTCATCGTTGCACCTCCGTTTCCGAGAGTTTTGTATCTCTCTAACTGTTAGCCTTGGGAAGATGCTCTAAAGGACGTTTTTTGAAAAACTTTTTATTTTTCTTTTCTGTCCTGTTTTTTCTCTTCCTAACTGTTAGCCTTGAAAGAGCCATCAAAAGGACGATTTAAAATAAATAAAATAAGCCTGCCTACACTCCGAAGAATGCAGACAGGCTAATAGCACTGATACTTATATATCTTATTTTAAGAGTTCATTTACTCTTTTCTGAACTTTGCTGTAGTCATATCCGGCAGTTATGAGTCTGGTCTTTCTTTCCGTACCATTACCCCATAAACCTTTGATGACTTCCTTTGCAAGCTCGTCTACCGTTTTGGTAGTCGAGGTCTGATTTGTAGTTGCTACCGTTTTTCCAACTGTGCAGTAAGAAGGATTCTCAAGCCATATCCATCCTGCTCCTGACTTAAGTCTGCCCCAGCCGTTCTTGACTTCCATGATAGTAAAAGTACCGATACCAGTCTGACCGTTTACCTTGCCATTCATAGAAGGCTCTGAACGATAGTTAAGATTATTGATGATAACCCTTACTGTAAAAGGAGTTGCAGGAAATGTCTTAACTGAATCAGCAGGTGCAGTATTTTCCTTTACATCAAACTGAGTAAGATTCCATTTTTCAATAATGCTGCAAAGGTTGGCAACATAGGTAGAACTTGTTGCATAGCCACCATCTTTGATGATCTGTACAGCCTTCTTATAATCAGTACATCCTTTAAGACCATCATAACGAAGTTTTGTTCCGTTCTTTGCTCCAAGAAGATACGCAGAGTGGTCTGCAATAGAATCATCGATACAAAGATACTTTCTGAAATCAGCTGTGATAGTTGTCATTTCTCCCTTTGTATACTCCTCCTGAGTCTTCTTGGTGTATTTGCTCTTGCCGTCCCAGGTACTTCCACTCCAGGTATTGCCGGAAAGACTTGTCTTCATACCAAAGCAGTTATTGGCATTCTGAGCAAGCTCGCTCTTTCCATATCCACTTTCAAGAATGAACTGTGCCATAGAAACAGATGCCAAGATACCACTTTTCTTCTGATCTGCAGTAAATAATGCACCTGCCTTTTTAATTACATCAGACTCACTAAGCTTGGCAAACACAGTAGCCTGAGTTCCTTTCGGTGTAGTTTCTGTTCCTGAAAGGTTAGAAGTAACTCTTGCAGCAACATCACCAAGTCTTGCATAGAGCCAGTTTCCCGGACAGCTTTTATTTGCAAACCATCTGTGGACTGTGATTACCATCTCATCAGACTTTGGTGCATAGTTTAAGGACTTGTCCTTATCTGCAAACCATAAAAGTTTCTTCTTACCATTTCTCTTACAGATATCGGTGCAAAGCTTGATAAGAGTTTCATATACCGTATTGTTCATTGTATAAGGCTCAGTAGTATCACTTGCACATTCGATTGTGATTGCTCTCTGATCATTGGCATTAGAAGAAGTACACCATGAACGGTTCTTCTCTTCTACATACATACCAACACGGCCGTTCTTATCAATGCCGTAGTTAGATGATGCCTGAGTTGATGTCTTTGCGAACCAATCTCCTAAACCTTCTGCCGTACACTGACCTACTACGCAGTGTGGGGAGATTCTGTCGATTGCGTGTGTTCTCTGTCCTGAATGATTAGGACTTAACTTGGTATAAGCTACTATTGAACTATTTGTGTATCCCATGTTTTAATCCTCCTTATCTGATTTGTCATGTAACTGTTTAAGTACAACCTTTAATTTCTCCGGCACAGGAAGTCCTAAATGTGCTGCATTCTCAAGAAGGGATACACCTTCATTGGAAATATAAAAGAAGATGATTGCAGTACGAAGAACACTGCCTGTTCCGATTACCTGGACATCAAGAATATTTGCAATGCCCACGAGAATGAAAATAAGCACCTTTCTGCAGATGCCTTTGAATCCGACTTCGCTGGATAAGTTCTTATCTGCAATGGCACACATCACACCTGAGATGTAGTCCATGACCACAAACATCACGAGTGCAATAAGAAGTCCATCACAGCCACCAAGGAAATATCCGAGCCAACCGCCGACCATAGTGAATACAAACTGTATTCCGTTCCAGAATTCTTTCATGATGAGTTCCTCCATTTCTTAAAAATAGGTATGAAAAAAGCACCTCCGAAGAGATGCTTAATTCCAAAATATGACTGTTACGCTGTTCTTTTCCACATATATACAACCAAGTATGGCGGCATATTGTTATGAGATGATCCACTACCTGCTGTTCCCGTAGCGCTTCGTTCCGATAAATCATCCATAGTTGTTGCACTGGTTGCATATGCAGATGAACCGCTTGCAAACTTACGTCTACCAACAGATTCAGTTGATAATGCTTTCGCAGTTGAAAAATAATATCCGCTTGCACCTGTGCCATGACTATGCGATGGCATTTGTGCAGTTGTAAGAGTAACAGTTGCCGCACCACCAGTTGCTCCATTTGAATAGGTTGTACCACTACCTAAAAGAAAACGATCTTTAAGCTGTACCCAAGTCCCACCAAATAAAGTAGCCGGATTTGTTGCATTAACACTCATATAGATACTGCCAACAGGATATATCAAATTAATAATACTTTTTCCATAAACTTTAAATTCCCAGTTTTCTGATATTTCAAAAGTATTATCATATTCAGCGACCTTACCTACAGCGATTCCTTTTCCACCTGCCTTAAAATCCATCAAAACTGCTGCCGTAGAAACTGTATCAAGAATTGTAACCGTAGTAAATGCATCGGTTATCGTGTATTTTACATCATAGGAACTTTCTGTTGAGATTGCTCCTCCACCAAAGGTAAATGCTGCACCTGAAGAAAAGGATTTACTCGCATTCGTCCAACTCGATACTGATGATTTTTTGTAGTAGGTTGCCCTTGTTACGGTATTCTTGCTGCTACATGATGAATAGCTATATGAAACTGTACCTTTGATATATGTTCCATCATCACTAACCGTACCATCATTTGTTGCTCTCTGTGAAAGATGGCTGGAACAGGTAGGATTGCTATAGGCAACAACTGATATTGATACTGTTTTTGCATCAGATACTCTTCCTCTTGAATCTGTAACTTTAGCCGTAAATGTAATCGTGCCAGAAGTTGTCAAGAATCCAGTTGTAAAGCTTGATGCCGTACTTGAAAAACCACCACCACTAATTTCATATGAAGATATAGTCGAACCATAGATTCCTGCAGCTCCATTAATAGTCAGAGTTGCCTTTGACTTTGATTGCACATATATTCCCCAGTTTGCAGGCACTGTACCATCAACTCTTGTAGCCGTTAAACTTGAAATAGTCGGTTTCACAGTTGACGGTACGGTAAGTATTAATGTGCAGGTCTTTGAACCAACTTTTGTTGAGCCACTATAGGTGTCACAGGTAATCGTACAAGAGCCTGATACAGCTTTTGGAATCTGACTTGCAAGAGAAAGTGCCGGAGTCCATGATACTGATGTCGATGTGGTCTTTGTTGTGATTGTTCCTATTGCACTGCCAAACTTATAGGTCAAAGTATGTGTAAACGAAGAAGATGCACGGGTAATTGTGATTGTTGAGGTCGTTCCGAGATTAACGCTTTTGGCTGCTACTGATGATGCTCTTGGAATGGTGTCAAGGGTATGTGTTCCACTAGCTGTAACACTGACTGCATAGGTATAAACACCAGCCTCAACACTCAAGCTGAATGACTTCGTACCATCAGAGTTATGTGTAATCTTTGTAGTTCCTGTCGCTACCGTTGTTCCGTTATAAAGCTGAATACGGGTATCTGTTGACGTGGAATATACAGTTGTTCCATTGATGACAGCTTTGAAACCACCTGTCATTACCCAGCCGCTGCCAGAACCTGAACCCTTAATTGTCCATGCGATTGTAGACTGGTTGTTTTCTACACTCTGACTTGAAAGTGACCAGGATAAGGTTACAGAACGGCCTTCTTTTTCATTTGTTGTTATACTGCCACTCTTAGCCATAATCTATCACTCCTTTACGATACCGGGTCTCTCCATTTAATTGAGAGATTACCGTTTGCTCTTGGTATAAAATCAAACCATCCCCTGGTTTCATTACCAAGGGACAGCTTGTTTCGTATTTCTGCATTTGTGATAACCAGACTGTTGTTGGAAATGTATGCAATCTTCTGCCCATTCTCCTTAAAGGCAAGTTCTACATTGGATAGTTCTGCTGTAAAAGCATTACCGACTTTTCCAAGTTCGATAAGGGCACCCTTGAAACGGATATACTCCTCAAGCAGCTCCTGATTGGATGCTACGTTGCCTTTTATCTCATTAGTAATTGCTGTGAAGTCCATACGGATTTCACTACTGTTCTGTGTGATGCTTGTCTGGAAATCCTGCTGTAACATTTCAAGATCGGTCTTTTCAATATAGGTATCCTTGACCGAACTCATAATTTCATTCGATGTTTTGGTAATCTCCGAGTAGCACTCATGCACCTGGATTTTCAATGTTTCCACATCACCCAAAGCATCTTCATAAGCCACAACACTCTGGAAGGTATTCTGGCATGATGTCAAAAGTGCCATTCTTCACACCTCCCATCAATTTGAAACATCACACTGAAGAGTAAGCAGACTGTCTATATCAGCTGCAGAAAGATAAATGACTTTTCCTGTCTTTGTGAATGTTACTTCCTTGCCATCCTTGTCCTGTGCATACCAGGTATAAGTAAGACTCTGCTTTTCAGTTGCATTTGCCCATGCAGAGCCATTGTATTTCATCAAGGTTACTGTCTTAGCTGAATGGTCAATCTTATACCAGAAGTCACCACTCTTCGGTGTTGAAGGAGCCGTTTCACTGATGATGCCCTTAAGTTCATCAACCTCCTGCTGATTGGTTCTCACAATGACATAAGGCACAAGACCGCCAAGATTGTTCTTAACCGTAAAGCCACCGATAGAAAGCATTTCAGAAACATAAGGATCTGACTTATCTTCTACAGTAATGACATCAACGTAAGTTTTACTTGAATAGGTCATGGTACATCTATATGACTGGATATTAACGATATCCGAACCTGAAACCTCAAATGTAGATGCCGTTGCTCCACTGATATTTGTCCATGTTCCGTTTACATACTTCGCCCACTGATAAGTCGCACTTGTGATTGCTGTTGTTCCACTATAGGCAGATGTAGCAAGGATAAGCTTTCCCGACTGATTCTGTACGATCGTTCCGTTTGGTGCATAGACTGAGAAAACAACTGCAGAAGTTCCATTACTTCCAGCCTTTGACTTTGTCCAGGTAAATACCTTTGCTACGGTCTTTCCTAAAATCGTAAATGTAAGAGTGATATTACCCGTCAAGGTTGCAGCTGCTCCAAGATCAGAAGATGCTGCAACAGACAGTTCTATTAAACCTGCTGCCGTTGCTGTAGCAGCCGTATTTGTCTTAAGGGTAATTCCCGTAGGAAGTGTTCCTACTGCACAGGTTGTCGCAGTCTGCGTAATGCCTACATACCCGGTAAACGGAATACTGATAGTTGATGCAGCAGATGTCTTTCCTGCAGAAGTACACGCAATAGCCTGTGTTTCATTACCAAGAACAACTGAAAGTCCACCACTTCCGGCAGAACCTGTTGCACCCTTATCTCCCTTCGCACCATCATAAAGCTTGCTGATTGTAATAGTGTCATATACATCTGTATCCGAAGTAGTCACTCTGATATGTGCCACATTATCGTTAAATACGGCATGAGTGGGCTTTACGACAAGCGTTCCACCCGTAATGCTCGTATTATCCGATGTGCTTGGATAGTCTGCCCAAGAGCCGGAACTGTTCTTATACTGCCACTTTCCAATCGTTACCCCCTGAACCTGTGCTGTAAGTGTGGCCTGCGTTGCTCCTACCAAAGTAGAAGTCGTATCATACTTAAAAACATAAGTATCACTTGTCACATAGCAGAGTCTTGCATTGGCAGCATTCTTTACAAGGGTATAGGTAATATCAGAAGATATATTAATTGTGTTCTTGGTTTCAGAATCGTAATAACTGATATAGCAGATGTATGTAATCATGCCGGAAGTCGATGCTGATAACTTATTCTGATTGACGGTAAGAACACCTTTATTAACACTTTCTCCTGTTGTAAGGTTCGTTTCTGCCGATACACCATCTTTTCTCTTCCAGGTAATCGTTACTCCCGATGCAGTCGGAGATACATTTGTCTGGTCAAGAAACAGAACTGGGGTAAGCACAAGATTTGTACTTGCCCAGCTCGGTGCATATTCATGTGGCAGAACATTCGGGTCTTCACTCTGTGTCTTGGGAAGATTGGAAGTAATATATGCAGAAAGCTTTCGCTGATCAGTAATATCAACGAATGTCTGCTGACTCGATGTTAAAATTGTAGCCATGATAAATCCTCCTATATTTTTACTTCACAATAAAAGGACGCATTATCGTATACGTCCTCAGTAGTGATTGTTATTTGCTTTTTTCCTATGTGGTTCTTATCCCACTCTTTATCTGCCTCTTCATCAGAGGACTTTCGATGCCATACAAAGCATTCTGCATCAAGTGTTTCTGTGATGTCCTTATCCCAGGAATATACCTTGCATCGCATGATGCTTGTCTGACCTTTATTCTTGAAGATGTTCACTCCATCAACAACAAGTTCAGTTCGATACATTTTCTGTGCATTGATGTTATCAATCTCTCCACTTATCGTTTCAATCTTATAAGTCTTGCCAAGTAGGTCATCTTCAATAGCAGCTATGTTTTTATCCTGCTTAACCGTTGATGAAGAAAGGGTCACCCCACTTGCACCAATGGTTATGGTATTGCCGGAAGGATTCAGATAATCTCTTGTCCTGCTTACTACCAGATAGGTTCCATTGATACCGTGTGGCTCTGAAATACACTCCACATACATCCTTGCACGGATATCTCCGATATCGGCACCCGTGTCTGATTCATCAATAATGGTAAGCTGTATGCTGGTCACACCCTTTACAAGATCAGAAAGTCTTGACTGACCCTTCTTTAGAAGATTGCCCGGAAGTGTTACATCATCCCACACTTCTGATTTCCATATCCAGCCGATTTCCTTTACTGCTGTATCATCATAGATGTAATTCTTACCACCATTCACAGAAGTAATATCAACTCTTTCTTCCGTCTGCGTTTCATTACCATTCTCATCGGTTGCTGTTTTCTTTGCACCAAGCGGAATAAGAACCGTGACTCTCTCGGTATGGTCCCTTGTAATCTTTACATCAGTGATGTTTTTTCCAAACTCAACTGTCTGCATTGATTTGGTTTTGAAATCGGAAAGATAATCAAGATACTTTCCATCACTTTCATATCTGACCTGCAGATAACCACCATGCGTATTTATAAGCTTGTTCTTGATAGCATCCATCGTCATCGTAAAATCAGAACTGCTATAAGATACATAGTCATTGTTATCCGTAACTGTTACATTGCCTACCTTGAACTTCTTCTGGTCTTCCACTCCTTTGTTATGAACAGATATAAACTGCTCAAACAAACCTTTAAGTGGACCCTTATATGAAAAAGGTGGCTGCATCGTATCTTTCAGATAAGCAAGTGCTGATTCGCAAGTCCAGGAGTGTGTGTTATAAAAATCGCTACCATTATCTAATGCTCGACCTTCAAACACCACTGTCTCACCCTTCTTGCAGACAATCACTGATGCCATAGGCTTTATGGAATCAATGTATGGATGGTTAAATGGTGCTGACAGTTTTAGGCTGTCAATGTTTTCTGCATCTTCACTTATCTGTGCCTGCGTAATGGCAAGCTTTGAAAGATTCGGATGATAAAACAATGCCCCATCAACATACACTCTGAAAATACTCATAGGCATCCCTCCCTGTATTTGAAGGTTGTAGTTCCACTTCCTGTTACCTTTACAGAATTTGTTCCATGCGATAACTGAAGTTCAGGGAACTCCCATGTTCCGGCACTGACTGTTTTATTGAAAGTATCCGTGCCAATCTTCCATGTAAGCTTTGTTTCTGCAGTTGTAGCAACCACAGGTATAACAGGCATATAATCATTCTGAAGGCTGACTGTAGCAGTTCCATTTACAATCACTTCTGTTACATCGGTGTGGTATCTGTACGAATCAGCATCTGAACATTCAATGACAAGTTCGCCTCTTCCTTCAAGTGGATCATAGGCAGGCGTGAGCTGCAGAGTTCCGATACAATAAAGTCCCAGTTCTTCACTGCAGATAACCTTTGCAAGCCTTCCAGAAAACTGATTAGCTGCTTTCTTAACCAGTTCATTGAATTTATCTCTTGTCCCCAACATAGACAAATTAACAGTAAAGGATCTGGGTTCATAAGAAACCGAACCAAGAGCCTCTGTAAATCTTATAGGAGAATTGCGACCTGGAACAACCACAGTTTCTGTCTGTGATTTAGGAATCGGGAAATCAATGTTTTCACGAATCCATCCCATTCTCGACATTGAAATATTATCAATATAAATATCTGGAATCATAGTGCAAGCCTCCTTGTAATTTTTTGCTGTTTTCCAAGTCCATCATCAATGGCAGGAAGTAAATGTCCTACAAGTGTTCCATCTTCAAGATAGATACCCTTAGAACTGTTATCCGCAATAATAGCAAGATACTTTTCCATGCCGGACATATTAAGTCTGCTATCAAGCATTGCCTCAAGCTGTTTATAGAATCCTGAAAGTGGAAGGATGGCCTCAGAGCCTGCCTCTCCACCTACCATCAATGAACTTCCGTTCATACCAAATGCTGTAGGCTTGGTCATGATACCACCGTCTTTATACCAGTCGATTGAAAGATGTGGTACAGAAGGCGGTGCAATCGAAAGGCTACCAGTTACCTTGAAATGTGGAAGTTTAATCTTAGGAAGAGAAATCTTCATGCTTGAGAAAAATCCCTTAATCTTATCTACGATACCTTTGATTGTATCCCTTGCTTTTTCAATAGGTGTTGTAATAGCCGTCTTGATTCCATTCCATACACTTGTGGCCGTACTCTTTATGCTGTTAAACACCGTGGAGATTGTTGACTTCACGGAATTGAATACAGTAGAAACCGTACTCTTTATCGCATTTATTGGAGTTGTAACAGCTGTCTTAATAGCATTCCATACTGTTGTAGCAGTACTCTTTATTGCGTTGAAAACTGTTGTAACCACGGTCTTTATGCTGTTGGCCACAGTGGATACCGTAGTTTTGATATTATTCCATACTGTAGAAAATACCGTCTTGATTGCATTAAGCACGGTCTTGATTACAGTGGAAACTGCATTGACGACCGTTGTGACCTTCGTCTTGATTGCGTTGAATACTGTAATTATGATTTCCTTACAGTTCTCCCAGATAAATCTGAAAGGTAGTGTAATGATTTCAAATGCTGCCTCAAAGAACGATGCAATGAACATCACAGCTGTAGTTACCACATTCTTGATTCCTTCCCAAAGTCCTGTGAAGAAGTTTGCAATTCCCGTCCACAGATTCACAAAGAAATCTTTAATGCTCGTCCATATTTCATTCCAGCTTGTACCAAACCACCCAAGAACAACATCTGCTACACCCTTAAGAACATTCATGATGTTCGTAAACGAATTTACGATGAAATTCCAAATGGATAGGAAAATTCCTTTAACACCTTCCCACACCTGCGACCAGTTACCAGTAAAAATACCAATAAAGATGTCCAGGATTCCTGTGATAATCCCAAAGATTTCTTCAAGTACATTTGCGATGTAAGTGAACACACCCTCAAAAACAGGAGCAAGAAACTCACATAAGCCATTCCATATTGCAGATACCACCTGCGAGAAATTCTCAAAATCAAAACCAAGGGCATTCAGTCTGTCTGTGATACCCTGTGTAAAGCCGGAAAATATACTCTTGATTCTTTCCCATATAGCTATAATCTTGTTTCTGAAATCCTCGTTTGTTTTCCACAGATGAACGAAGGCACCTACAAGAACTGCGATTGCAGCTACAACTGCAAGTACAACTGGGTTAATGCCCATGATTGCCGTTCCAACCTTACTCATCACACCAGATAGTCCTCCAGCTTTAGATACCAAACCTCCAATCTTAAGTCCAAGGTTACTAAAGGCCTGCATGGCAACCCCGACTTTCGACACCACTGTTCCAATCATTATAAGAACCGGTCCCAAGGCTGCCCCAAATAATCCAACCTTAACGATGACTTGACGTGTTCCTTCATCTAGGTTGTTAAGCCAGTCAACGAAAGACTGTATCTTGGAAACGATATTCTTGATCATCGGCATAAGAGACTCACCAATAGAAATAGCAAAACCTTCTACTGCCGATTTTAAAATAGTAAGCTGACCAGAAAGATTATCAAGCTGAGTATCAGCCATCTGCTGTGCTGCTCCACCACTGTTTTCAATGGAAGTCTGCAACTCATCCCAGGTTTCTCCCGTATTGGCTAATAATGCATTAACGGAAGAGAGGTCGGTCTTATTGAAAATCTTACTGATGATATTGGCTTTTTCTTCTTCGGTCATTCCATCCATACTTGTATTAAGGTCACCAAGTATGTCATTCAGACTTCTCATATTACCCTCGGAGTCAAATACAGATACACCAAGTGCATCCAGAGCATCTGCTGCCTTATCGGTTGGATTCTGCAATGAAAGAATTACATTTCGAAGATGCGTACCACCTTCAGCACCTTTGATACCATTGTTAGCAAGGATACCAAGTGCCGTATTTAGTTCTGCTGTACCACCCTTGATGGATTTAGCAGTTGCACCAATTGTAAGAATACCTTCTCCTAACTGCCCGACTGATGTATTAGTAGAAGAAGCGGTCTTTGCCATCTGATCTACCATCTTATCTGCATCTTTGGTTTCCATTCCAAGGGCAGACATAGCATCAGTAACCATATCGGATGCCGATGCAAGGTCAAGACCACCTGCAGCTGCCAGGTTAAGAACAGTAGGAAGTGTATCACACATTTCCTGTGTATTGTAACCTGCAAGTGCAAGATAGTTTAATGCCTCGGCACACTCACTTGCAGAGAATGCCGTTTCTGATCCCATCTTCTTTGCAAGGTCAGAAAGTGTATCCATCGTATTAACGGACTGACCATCAACCTCAGACATAGAGTCTTTGGTAATACCCATCGTTGCCTGAACCTGACTCATGGAACTTTCAAAGTCTGCTGCTGTTTTTACTGCAGCTCCACCCATAGCAGTGACCGCAGTAGATGCAACGGTTTGCTCCTCTGTCAAGAAAACGTCCAAATTAAACAGACCAATTCGTATCAACTAACAAGCGAGAGATGAATATCCAGAGAATTATTGTATAATTTTTCAAAGTCATCGGGGGAA